TTTGGCTTCTCCCAGAGTTTATTTCAAAAGACTCTCGTCTTTCGTTACTAAAATTATATAGAAAGTTATATTAAAATAAGCTTAAATTTCTAAGAATTTTCAAAAGAATTAAAAAGAATTTTTCGACTGTTATTTTAGGTATATATAAATGAGACGCGCGCACGTGATAGCATAATTTTGCTTAAAGTTTTATTAAACGGTTAGACTACTTATAACTTAGTCTAGCCGACCTGACAGACCGTCATAGAGTCTAGTAATTAACTCGACATTATGCTGGCAGAAGTGGTCGAGTTATTTTAGTTGTAAGGAGTCTTTGCTGGACTTAGTGACGCCCCCTCTGACAGTGCCCGCCGCCTATTTTTACGGATACATCGCCAGTTTCCTATCTACGCCTAGCACAACTCTTTACAGTTTAACTAAACCTAACAGAACTACAGAAAGAAAACTCCCGAATTTACAAGACTAATCACAGTTTAACTAAACCTAACAGAATACTAACAACAATTCATAAGCCCTTTAAATATATCTTAAGCTAACTATAGTTATAATAGGTTTATATTATTAGGTATAAACAAAAGGCCCAACATGACTACTCACAGGCTAAGCCTACTCAGAGAAGAATACGAAACTTCAAGCATTACAATAGATGAACTATGCCTCTACCACGGCGTTCTACTTAAAGAACTTAAAGGCTATAAAAACTGGAAAAAAAGAGCTAATATAGAAGAGGTAGATGTTAGCCACTTATTAGTTAGCGAGCTACCAGAGCCAGTAACTATAATAGCTGAGGTGGAACCAGTTATTGAGGAAGTACAGCAGACTACTATACCACCAATCAGCCAGCCGCAGGCAATACTACCGGCAGTTATAGATAACGACTCAGATATTATAGAGGAAATTCGTGCAGATATCAAAACTTGTAAGAGACTTGCAATGGCGAGATGCAAAGAGTTTCTAACTAATGATGCTAAGTTCGCAGAAGTTAAGGAAATTAAGGATGTCGTCAGTATAGTTAATGACATTGATAAGTCATTACAGGTAGTTAAGGCTGCTGACGGTGCTACAGTCAACGTCTATATTAATAACCTTATTAATAACTTTAGGGATGATTGCTAATGACAACTGACCAGATAATAGAAGAAAGTCAAGAAGACCTAAAACAACGCGAGACGTTAGCAAATAGCTATAACCATAGGGAGCTTAACCTCACCGAAGAGCAACAGCAGTTTATTAACGAGAAACTTAGCTCTAAACTTTGGAGACTTAATAACCTCTACACTATTAGGGATAAGAACGGGCAGAAGCGCACACTGAAGCTTAATGCCTCACAGAATAAAGTCCTAACTAAATACAAGCATAATAAGAAGGTAATCCTCAAATCACGACAACAGGGGATTTCTACTTTATTTTTAGCTTATAACTTAGATGACTGCCTCTTTAAACCTGGTTATAATGCAGGTATCCAGTCTTATGGCTTGGATGAGAGTGACAAGCTAAGTATGAGAGCTAGGTTAATGTGGGAGGATTTAGACCCAAATATTAAAGGATTGATGCAATTAGATGTCGTCAGTGACAACCAGAAGGGGATAACATTCTCCAACGGCTCAATATTAAAAATAGGTAATTTCCGCGGTGATACATTACAAAGCCTACACGTCTCAGAACTAGCTAAAATAGCTAAGAAATTTCCGGATAAAGCTAAAGAGCTAAAGACTGGTGCGTTTCAGGCCGTTTCAACTAAAAATAAGATAACTATTGAGTCAACAGCAGAAGGTAAAAATGGGTTATTTTGGGAGATTTGGAATAAAGCGGAGACTAATCAGCTATTAGGTCTACCTATTACACCTTTAGACTTCGAGCCTATATTCCTTAGTTGGATGGAAGACCCAGATTGCCAGCTTTCATTCGAGGTGGAAGTCACTAAAACCTTAGATGACTACTTTAAAAAGCTTAATGTGCCACTAACTGATGAGCAACGCTGGTGGTATGCTAAGAAAAAAGAGGAGTTGGGTGAGGATATGCAGCAGGAATATCCATCAACACCTGAGGAGGCTTTCGAGGCAGCTAAGGATGGCACATACTATAGTAAGTTATTTAAAGAGTGCGTCATAAAACACCAAAGACTACTTAAGAACCTCTATGATGAGATGCTGCCAGTTAATGTCGCGATGGATTTGGGTATGAACGACACAATGGTACTGATATTTTTCCAGACTTATAGGCGTGAGTTAAGGATAATAGACGAGTATCATAATTCTGGTGAGGCAATAGCTCATTATGTTGAGGTTATTAAGAGTAAACCTTATAGATATGAGAACTTTATATTCCCTCATGATGCTACAGTTAGGTCTTTAAACGATAATAAAAGTAGGGTTGATATCTTTAGAGAGCATGGCATTTATGGGTCTATCTTACCACGTGGTGAAATTCATAATGGCATAGAATTAGTTAGAGCATGGTTACCTTATACATATATAGATATCTCACTACAATATATTATAGATACATTTAATAACTATAGTAAAGAGTGGAATGAGAGAGCTGGAACATGGGCGAGCAAACCATTACATAACGAGTGGTCTAATCCTGCTGATGCTATTAGATATATGTGCCAAAGCCTACCTAAATTAGTTAGTACTATTAACTCTCAAGCACCTAATCGCATGGTTAATCAAGGGTATGACATCTAAATAAAAGTTTAAAGTTATTTTTGATATAATACAAGCATATACTGAAATGAAAGGATTTGTAATGGGTGGTACTCCAGACAATACGGCTGATACCTCTACACAAGATGTAGACTGGAAAGCCGAAGCTGAGAAAGCAGAAAAGAGGCGCCGGGATACACAAGCGGCCTACACCAAGTCACAGCAAGAACTAGCGCAGCTCAAAGCGACAGTAGCTGTCTTGGAGAGAACAGCTAAACCTCAAGTAGACCAAGCTAAACTTGCAGAGTTAGAAGATTTAAAGTTTTCTGACCCAGATGCATGGAGAGTTGAGGTTAACTCATTAGAGGCAGAGGTTCGAAAACAGCATGAAGCTGAAATAGCTACGGCTGCTAAAAATCTTTCAGATTATGAAATTCGACAAGCTACACTTGAAGAATTTAAGGCGACTCATCCAGGATTTGAGCTCTCTGATGATGATATCCCGCCTAGAATTGCTAAGAAGTTAGCTGAGGGTAAAGTTAGTTTTGAAGAGTTCTTAGAAGAGGTTCACTCTTATCTTACTGCACCGCGAGTGGTTGGTGAGACAGCTAAAACTCTAGAACAGCCAAACCTAAGTAAGGTGGGTGGAGGTAATACTCCTAGTCAAGCAGCTAAGAGTGAGGACATTATTCTTAGCTATCGAAAAGAAATCTTTTAGGAGAGTAAAATATGCCAAATGGAACTGGTAAAGTAGCTTACGGCTCTGATTTAATCCGTAAGAAGTGGATGCGTGAGGGGCTTATTCAAAAGTCCGCTAACTCATTCTGGGCAGCTTATAAAGGTACTACTAAAGATAGTATCATTATGCAAGCAAATAACGAGAATGCTGACTCTGGCCATACAGTAGTTTTTGATATGGATGGTAACCTTTCAGGTCGTCCAGTTAAAGGTAACACTACCGCAAAAGGTACAGGTGAGCAGAAGAAAAAATTCTCTGATAAAATAGTTGTATCTGACTATCGCTATGTAGTTGATAATGGTACTAAGTTTGATGGTAAAGAGATTGGTGACTTATCAATCAATGAACACTCAGACTCAAGAAGTAAACTTTCTGATTTATGGGTACGTTCATCTGACCAAGCTTATTTTGACCTAGGACAGCAAGGTGCTGAATTTGGTATCGATTTAGGTACTACTTTCACTTTTGACCAATTCTTAGATATTGAGCGCGTAGTTAAAGATGGTACAGGATTTACTACAACTCCTAGTGGTATTACAACTCGTATGCCTTTACAACCATTTATGACTTCAGATGGCAGACCTATCTGGTTGATGGTAGTTGACGTAGCAATGAAAAATATGTTGTTTAAGTCTACAGGTGCGCAACAGCTTTTCCGTGAAGCGGATATCCGTGGTAACGAAAATAGATTGTTTAAAGGCGTTCTTGGTAAAGTAGGTAACTTTGTACTTGTTGAAGCTAATAGTTTCTTCGGTTCAACAGTTGGTACTATCCTTGAAGATGGTTACTATGCTTATAATAATACCGGGGTTGAAATTTCTGGTATGCGTAAGTATGATGTTGATACATCTAAATGGTCAGGTGAAGAAGGCTTTAATAGTGCTAATACACTTAAATCAAGAGGTCTTATTCTTGGCGCTGGAGCATTCCAACTTGGTATGGGTAAAATGCCAGACTATAAATATGAAGCGACAGATTTTGAGAAATTCTCAGAGTCAGCGATGGAAGTATGGTGTGGAGCTAAAAATACTAAGCTTTATGCTGAGAATGGTGATTACGCAAAAGCTAAAGTTGCTGGTTATAACTTTGGTAGCATCTTCATTGATGTACAAGTACAAGCTTAAGGAGGGTTAAATGGCAGATTTAACTTTTGAAAACAAAAACAACCAAAAGAAAACCCGCTCTGCTTTTGCATCTGGTGTAATTACAACTGCAGCTGCTATGAGTGAGACTCTTTTCACTCTTCCGGTTAATAGCTTAGTTACTGAAGTATATGCAATTGTAGAAACTGGTTCAGGTACAGCTACAGATACTGTCGACGTAAAAGTTGGCTCAACTGTAGTTGCTAATGAGGTAGTAGTTGGTGTTGTAGGCGTCGCAACTGGAACTGTAGCTAAAGCATTCTTCCCAACTGGCGGAATTGTTACAGTAGTTGCTGGTGCAGATGCTCCTGGTGCAACTGGTAAAATTAGAATTGTTGTTGAATACGTTGAAGTAGAACTTACAAACGGTCAATATACAGATTGATAATTTTTAGAGAGCTTTTAGAAGCTCTCTATAAAGTTATTAGAAAGGATAGCAGTGAGTAGAATAGACGATATCTTACTTAAAGTTAGAGATGTGTTAGCTGACCATGCTGGTACTCGCTGGCCTGATGCTACTCTATTGAGGCATTTGACATCAGGTGTTAATGACTTTTTATTAAGAGCTAAAGTAACTAAATCTACACTATTTATTGCTTTAGAGACTAATATAGGTCTTTACTCTATTAAAGATTTTTCACAAGAAATAGTTAGAGTTCAATACTTAGAAAAAGCCCTTACAGTAAAAACTACTAAAGATATGGATGAGCTAGACCCAGGCTGGGAGGATACAACTGGCATAGAGCCTAAATTTGTTATCTTTGATACTTACCCACAAGGGTCATTGAGAATTTATCCCAAA